GGAAGAATATCAGAATCCGGATTTAAAGAATCTTGAAATATATTTGGAAAATTTTTATCTTTTTTAGAAGCACTAACAGAATATTTACCTGATAAAAGAGCAACAATTAGATATGAAAATTTGAAGAAAATAATGATACAAAATGAATATGATTTGCAGCATTTATTATATGCGGCATTAAAACCTCTTTATCCGGGAATAAGAAAAGAAGTCTCAAAGGATTCTGGTATTGGAACAGTGCGAGAAGATATATTTATTCCAGATTTAGATGTAGTTTTAGAAGCAAAATGCACCCGCGATTCAATGACTTTGAAAAAATTAATAGAAGAAATAGAAGCAGATATTGTTCATTATCAGGAAAAAAATATTTTCTTTTATGTATATGACAAAAAGAAGATTATAAA